CTATTTATGTTTAATGAGTCGGTTGTATGTCCAGAAATTGATAAGTTTGTAGTAGTTGTTAAACCACCATCAATAAAAGCTCTTATTTCAGTTGCTGAAACTTCATCTGCACCGCCTTCATCTAAAATAGTATCCCTATTTTTTTGGTGCGCTAAATACGTAGGGAATATTTCTATCCAATAACTAGTATCAGTTGGTAAATTACCCATTGTTGCACTAGCATTAATGTACATAAATGTTCTACCATTATATGTAACATATTTTTCTAATATCTCGTCGTAAACAACCGATACGTCGAAATCTGCAATTTCCCCAGAGCTAGCAAGGCTATTAAAATCTTCGTAAATATTGATATTATTATTATCAAAATCTACAATAGATAAAAAATCTCCCTTTGTTGGAAGTGGGGAATGTGTAACGTTTCTTAATATAATATTTTCACTATTCATGACCCTATATTTCTAATTTTAAAACCAGTTGATTTTTCTCTAACTTTTTTGTATAATGGATAGTCGTTTGACTTTCTACATAAATAATCCTTAATGTTATTTTCAATAAATGTCGCACCGCTTCGTGATTGTGATACAAGTCTCGCTATAGTTATTTCATTAACTCTTTCGCTGTATTGGTTTGTTTTATGAACTAATCCCGTTGCTGTTGATATAACGTTTGAATTTGCTAAATAACGAGCGTACGTGCAATATATTAAGTATTGTTTAATTCCATCCATGTAGTAGGTATCGTTACCATGTACGTAACTACCACCATTAAATATGAAGCTATAATCTACTAAAGAAGGACTTGCTGTAAAATCAGCTAATAAAGCAAGGTAAAATTCATCTCCTAACAATTCTCGTAAATCAAAATTTTGAGCTTCTTGAATATATGGAGTCAATTGTTTCGATTCATTTACATTTAATGAAATCGACTTAACCGCTTGTATATTTGCTAGTGTTATTAGTAGTGCCATTATCCTAACATTTGATTTACTTGTTCTTCATTCAATCCGAATAATACTTTTAACGTACCTTTTTTCTGCTCAACTGAAAGCGTAACATCGCTTAAAATTGCTGTTAAGGCTTGCGTACCACCTACACCCAAAGTAACCGCTAATAAAGTTGTATCCGCTTTTGCATCCACCGCCTCTTCATCTCCATTTGCAACACGAATTTCGTTCTTTGTGTAGTATGAAAGATATTCTTGAGAAATCGCTTTTGAATATTTTAAAGGCAAAATACTAAAATCTTTTGAAGGACAAATGTCGTAATGGTAGTTTGTGAACAATTCAGTTAAAATTTCCTCAATAACAAGTCTATCATCAGAAGTAACCCCATTGTAATAATCAAATGCATCGCTAATTTCTTTTGAAGTTCCTAACGACCCAGCAACGCGTAATAAAAGCACTGGAGGAATTAAAAACATTTTAATGATTGAATCCCTAGAACTATTTTCGGTATACTCATAAAGCCCATCATAATCCTGAATTTCAATCTTTTTAAGTTCTATTGATTCCTCATTACTTTCACGCTCTAAAACCATTATCCTACCGGCTCCATCACCACCTTGGAAAGCCCTTAAATTTTCATCAAATTCTTGTTCTTCATCCTCAGATTCTGTTTTTCCGGTTATTAGTAAATGGCTTGCTAAAAAGTTATCCGTTGCCGTTGAATGTTTAAATTTCTTTACTTGCGCCTCGGTTAACATATCTTCCAAAACGGGGTCAAAAGGACAAAGGTTGTAATCGTCTAATTGACCATTATAGTAAAATACTTGACCTTTATAATTCTCCCAACCTCCGCACTCTTCAACTTCTTGAGCAACATTTGAAGGGTCGTATTTGTTTATGTAAACAATATCCGTAGGTGAAAACTTTTTTTTCTTTACATGTCCCCAGTCTTCATATACAGCAATTTTACCGTAGTTTTCGTTTCCTTCTGAAATCAATCTACAATACTCAAAAGGAATAATAGATAAAGAACGTTTTTGAATTAATCCGTTATAATTTACGTGAACAGCTACACCACCATGCGAGGTAAAGTAATCGATAACAACACGCGTAAATTTATCAACTGTTTGTTTCGCGTTTACCTTATTTTTGTAAAATGTAGTATCTTTTAAACCACCCCCAAAAACAAATTTACGTTGTAATTTTAAGCAAGTTCTTGCCGTTCCAGAGTCGTTTATAATATCAATTACCCTTTGAGGATAAATGTTATCAAAATCGTACTTCTGAACGTAAAACGCGGGGTTTTCCTTGCTTGTTATCCGTTGCTCAACCTTTCGAGCTGTAGATTTTAGTTTTGCCATTATTTAGGTGCAACTACTTTTTTAACTACAGGTTTCTTTTTTTTACCATCTTTGAACCAGTCAGGAACTTTGTCGAAAAACTTAATAATACCAGGGTTTGCATTCAACGCGTTTAAACATTCTGCGTCTGTTGAATGTTCTGAAATTGCATCGTGATTAAAAGACTGTACTAATACGCCTTTTTTTAAAAAAAATTCCTTTTCCATTTTTTCTGTTATTTTATTGATTATATTATCTCTTTTTAATGCAAAAAATAAGTCTTCTATACATTCGCATTTAGCACTCTTATTTAGACTTATTCCAAATAACAAAAAGTTTAGTTTATTCGCTTCAATCCATTCTATACTGTTTGGATTTGACCTCCAAACTTGCTTAGTTTTTTCGTAGCTTAAAACTTCTTGTATTTTTTCAGTCATAAAAAAAGGGTGTGATTAATTCACACCCTAAAAATAATATTATTTTTGAATTACACTATGACAAAAGACCGTCAACTACTGCTTTTGATGCAGCGTATGAAGTGATGAATAAATTGTTAGGTAATTTAGGTTCTTTATTCAACACTGTAGAGAATGTGAAATCAAACGCACCTTGTGTATCTGCATTGTTTGGGTCACGTTCCAATGCCGTTAATTCAAGTCCTGAAGTCAATCCGTAAACTTCAAAAGCTGAATTACCCGCTGTACCTTTGAAGTAATTTTCAACGATAACAACGTAACGACCATCTTTACCAGCGTTGAAATGTTCTTTAACTTCTGGTGAAATATCAAAACCTTTCAATTGGACTGAATGGTCAAACATATTTTCATACCCTTGTTTTACAAGCATTGCCTTTGGAGCAATAGAGTTATTTTTACCATCTATTTGGTAAGCTAATTTACTTGCTTTTAAAACAATATCTTCAACGGTAGATACATTTGTACCATTGTAAACGATTGATTCAATGTCTTCAAAATTAATAATCAAAGCCCTATCTTTTGTACCACCTTGTAACGGCTTTGTACATGACTTTAAAATGTTGCTTGCGATTTGTCCGCATACTGTAGCCATATTTTTAGTTTTTTAATGTGAGTAAAAAAAGGGAGTTTTTACGCTCCCCTTAGTTATTTAGTAAGCTAATTGAACTAGTTCGTCTTGAGCTACAACCGCATCAATTCCGAATGCAAACTTCAAATAGGTTTTATTCAAAGTTTTATCGTACCATACATCAGTTTCCCCTAATGAACCAACTTCTTCAACACCAACTTTAAGGTTTGTTTTAGTTGTTAAAATTGCACGGTGAGGTAAATAGTATTTTGTACCATTTGAGAAGTATGTAGTAATCATTCTATCCCATAATTGAAAAGCAACTACTTCAATACCACCAGCTTTTAATACTAATAAACCATTCTCTAAACGTTCAGTTGTGTATGCTACGTTAGAATTGATTAATTCTCTTTCGTATTGGTCGTAAACAGATTGAGTAACAACATAGATTAAGTCAGTAGCTGAACGTAAACGCATATCAGCACCATAACGCATATTTTGTAAAGTTGTCGTAGCTACTTTGTTAGTAGTATCCGTAGAACTAAACGCTTGTAATGCAAATGAAGCAGCAGCGTTATTAGTTGCGAAACCAGCAGTTTTACGCGCAGCATTAGCAGAAACGATTGCGAATAATTGTTTCCAAATACCATCGATTTTATCGAAGTATGCTAAGTCAGTTCCATTTGTGATTACACCAGCAGGAGAACTATTGTAATTAGCCGCTGCAGTGTCACCAAAGTATGCTAAACGATATACAGTTTCGATAATTGCATCTTTAACTAATTCTTCTAAATAAATTAAAAGGTCTGTCGAAGTTAAATCGCCCTTTGCAATTCCTTTTTTAGCACCCCAAATAAAGAAAGTACCTTGTAAATCTTTCCAACAAAAAGCTAATCGGTCAGAAACGTACGCAGGATCCCAAAACTTTTCAGTATTTGTAACTGTATTTGTAGCATCTGATTCAGAACAAGCGTTTGTTCCTTTTCCTAATAGACCATTTATACGACCTAAAATTACAATTTGTTTTTTTGCAACGATTCCTTCTACGATATCGTGAAATTGTGCAATATCAGGTTTTGCAAATGCACCTGTAAATAACGCTTCAGAAATTTCTCTAATTTCTTGTCCGTTAAATGTTAAATCACTTGAGCTAATTACTGCCATTTTTTCTTATTTTTTAAGGTTAGTTAATTCTGCCTTTCTTTCTGCCATTGTTTTAGGCTTTGCAGGGTCTTGGATTGTTCTAAATTGTGCTTTTGCAACTGGAGGCGTAAAGTTTGAACCTAACTTTGCAAGTTCTTCCATTTTCGCGACAACTGTTTCAGCAACTTCTTGAGCTTTTGCAAGTTCAGTAGTTTGTTCTTCAAACTTGGCTTTCAATTCAGAAAGTTCCGCTTTCAAAGCATCCATTTCAGGTGCTAATTCGTCTTCCACTTCCGCTTCAACAAGTTCAGTAATTACGCCTTCAGTAACTACGATTTTAACACCATCTTCAGTAACGTACTCGCCGTTTTCAGGTTTTGTTCCGTCTTCCAAAGTAATAGCATCACCTACTACTAAATCTTCAAACGCTGTCATTAAAGTACCTTTGTCCGTAACGACTACCATAGCAACTGCCTCGCGTTCGTTAGTTTTCAAAGCCTCTGTAAACGCAGACATAGCTAGTGCTAATCTGTCCATTAAAGGTTTTTTCATATTTATTTGTTTTTGGTTATATAATAGAGCAACTGCTCTCTTTTCCATTTTTGGTAATACCGCACTTGCAAAGCCTAGTTTCAAACATTGCTCACTTGTTAACGATGTCTCGATTTTCATTAAACCACTCAAAGCCTCTTTGGATATTCCCGTAGCTTTTGCATACATGGAAATCATTTCGCTTTCAGTTTCTTTTATTCCCTTCGCATATTCCTCTAATTGTGACGCATCCCCACTTACACTTTGCAACCATGGATTATGTATTAAGTATGTTGTACCCTCAACAATCATTCTATTTTGAAGTGGTACAGCTAAATGTATTTCCGTAGCAATTGAAGCGCAAAGAGTTTCAGCAATAGTAAAACAATTAGGTACCGACTTAAGAAATTCAGCAATTGACCGACCGATTGAAACGTAACCGCCCTCTGAATTAATATGTACATGAATAGCTTCTACTTCGTTTAAATCTTGAATCTGTGCAACCACATCAATAAGTTCAACACCCTTTGCCGTAACGTTTCCGTTATCGTCGTATGTGTTGCCTATTTGTCCATTTATGTAAACATGTCCTATCATAGTTGTAAAATTAATTGTTATATTCGCTAAAAATTTGACAAGAAAATGACAATACATGTAATCGGTAAAGGGGAATCAAAAGAGTTTTTTAAACACGATGGAAATATAACTATCGGAGTAAACGACGTGAATAAGTGGATTAAAACCGACCACATTGTAGTAGTTGACCCTATGGATGCTTATAAGGAACAGCATGAAACGTATAGAAGTTCAAACGCTATGTTTTGGTCACAATTAGAAGATAATCGAAACTATGTAAAGAATTTTACACTTATTGAACTTGCAAGAGGTAGAGGTGTGTTAGATGAATTTGACTCCGATAGGTTTGTTTATTCTATTACATCCCCATTTGTAGCTGTACATTTAGCTTATAAGCTAGGCGCTAAAAATATTGTTATGTGGGGAGTTGATTTTAATACGCATCCTAATTTTGATACGGATAGTTTACGTAATCGCGCTTTAAAAGACTTCGGAAACCTACGCAAAAAATTAAACGAGCGAGGCGTTAACTTTTACGTAGGTCATGAAATGTCTATGTTTAGTTATATACTTCCTATACTGGAATCTTAACACAATTAAAATTAAAGTCGGTAACTCTTATATCCGTTGAGCCTGTATTTCTAACATATAGTTCAACGTAATCATTCGCTAACATTTCAAGGATAGCTTGTGTACTTCCACCATGTTCTACGTTTGACGTTGCCGTTCTTATTATACCTTCACTTTCAGTTATTACAGTTCCATTTTTTGCCACCCCTATAGATACAGATTGGTTCGAACCTGAACATCTTACAGTAGCATTTAATGTTACTAAAAATGAGTTTGTAAAAGCTCCGTTATACGTTAATCTATTTGTCGTATGTGTAAACTTTGAGTTTGTCCCGCTTGTCGTGGTTCCGCTTGCTTTTACCCAAACATTTGTATTTAGCACACCTATAGGGGTGTCGGTTCCGTTATTAAGCATGTACATAAAACCTTTTGTAGACGTGTTCGTTAATCCTACGCAGTTAACAAATAAAGCTTTATTATCTGTATATGTTACGCCTATAGTATAAGTCCCACCACCCGAAAAATTAACTGTATCTAGGATGTATCTTTCACTTGAAATCGTAGCACTTGAATTTACATTTATACCCGTTTCACCGCTTAACACAACAAACGACGAATAAATAATTCTAAACCTACGCGAAATTGTTAACGTACTAGGTAGTATTAAAGCCGTTGATGTACTCGCGCAATCAAACAAACAATTACTCATTCCAATAGTTCCAAAACTCCCATCAAAAGTTAAATTCCCACTATTTAAAAAAGCACTATCCGACATTACAAAATTAGTGTAGTTAGATATTGTTCCAACCGTTGCGCAATCTGTAAAGTTTACACCAAACCAATCGAGCGCAGTTGTTACACCATCACCACTCAAATTTAAAGCCGTCCCATGAGTAATTGTAATATTCCTAATTGGTAACGAATAAATGGATGTAATTAAAGCCGTTGCGCTACTTAAACCAGTTGATTTTATTATACAATTCTCAGAAGAACCACCTAGTATAACTGTGTTAGCTCCGCATACAATCCTATCGCCTGTTAAGTCTATTGTAGTAGTAAAATAGTAAGTAACATTATTAGCTAGCGTTATAACACCACTAGAGGCTGTCGGTAAATCTGTTTTTGCGTAAACAAACTGAAATTGACTACCACCAACTACTGGAGTGTATCCAAGTATTTCGGTAATAGTTGAATTTTCCCATTTACCTAAAATTGTGTCGAATGATAGTAAATCTTTATTTAAAGGTGAAGTAACATCAACATCCGATAAGTCATTTAATAAAACAAGTGGCGCTGTAAATCTTACACCTGTGTTTGAATAAATGTATTCCTCAAAAATATCTTGACTTGCATACGTATCACCTAATTCGTCTTCAACATCTGAAAATACAAAATGGTTTACCTTGTTTATCCCATTCATGAATAAAGCGTATGAAGTAACTCCCGTAATATTCATTATTACATTCTCGCAGTTATCCATCCAAATATACCCTAATCCATCAACTAGAGCAACAAAATTACCTTTTACATATATTTTCATTTGCTTTCAAATTTTGCTATTACTCGGTAAACTATTCGTTCACTCACTCCAAAAACATCTGAAATATCCGTTATGGATTGAGTCTTTTTAACTCCATTTTCCATCTGAAATATGTATGCTTTGTAAATTTTATACCACATCAATACATTGATTGACACTAAACCACCTTGTATAAGACTTGATAACTCCCCGTTATCATGTAATCGTTCTAAAATATCTATATTCATGTTTGTAAAAGTACTAAAAAATTGAACGATTTTCAATAACTGCCACATTCATTTGTGCGGTACTTATATCCGAAACTGAAACGATAGGATTCGGCATGTTTTTAACAGCTTTTAAGAACGCGTTTTGTTGTGTGTATTGCGTGTCCATTTGACTTGTAATCATATTCGCAACCATACCACCATTAGCAAACTTCATTACACCACCATTTGCCATTAAAGGTACACCTCCAGTCGATTGGTTTATATTTGATAAGCTATTGATTAATGGAGTAGCGCGCTTGTTTAGGATAAAGAAACTTTCATCTTTTTCAACTTCTATTTGCGTACCGTCTTCAAACATTCCTTTTGTGCCACCATTCGAATGAGACTTACCACCGAACACACCACCTTTTGCAAATTTTGGAGTAGGTTGTGAAGATATTAAACCAACTTGAACAGCACCTAAAATACCAGCTAAAATAGACAAAGGTATATTAGGAAGTGAAGCTGTAACACTAACAGCTGTATTCATAACTGCTTTAATTATATTCGCTTGTTTGTCCTTCTCAAATGCTTCTTTTTTTAGCTTTGATTCCTTCGCTTTAAATTCCTTATCTAGTGCATCTTTTTTAACTTTGAAATCTTTATCCGAAATTAAACCAGAATCTAATTGTGATTGTAATAACGTTTGTTTTTCGTCGTTTTTGTTTTGCTCGTCTGTTAGTTCGTTTTGAATTCTATTTTGTGTAATTTGACTTAAAGCATCCGTTAATTGTACAGCTGAATTTAAAGTAATTATTGTTTGCTGTTGTAACTTTTTTTGTTCATCCGTTAGCTCGTTTTCCTTTGTAACTTTTTTTGCTGTATAAACTTCTTGTCCAATTTTTAAAGTTTCTTGACCAGCTTTTTTTTCTATTAATGCAATTTCTTCTTTTGTTTTTTTGCCAGCTTTTATTTCTGCATCCGCATTTTCTTGAATAACCTTAATTCTTTCCGCTTGCAAATC